TTTCTTGGGTGCTTTATATGTCATTGCTCATCTGGATGAGTATAATGAGGGAGATATTCTTTGGTTGGTGGCTCGTGATTATGAGAGGACTAGAGCTGAATTTAGTTATCTGGTGGATATGTTTACCAAGCTGGGCTTTTTACTTAAGTCGAGTAAACGGATAGACCCGGGAGAGATCGAGTTAGTGAACGGGGTAAAGATAAAAACAAAGTCGGCCCAAGATCACAGATCACTTGCGATGGAAGCGCCGGTAGGGATAGTTGCATGTGAGGCGTCTCAGATAGATCATGAGGGTTTTTTAAGACTTAGAGGTCGTATCGCAGAGAAACGTGGGTGGTTATTTCTTGAGGGAACCTTTGAGGGTTCTGTCGGGTGGTATCCTTCTATGTGGGAAGCATGGCAGCCTTATCCTAATAACGAAGGGGCCAAATCTTTTTCACTCCCCTCTTGGACTAACAGGCTAGTTTATCCTGACGGAAGATACGACGAAGAGATGACCGCCTTGGAAAACCTACACTCCGACGACTGGTTCGCAGAACGTATGGCAGGTAAACCAGCTCCTCCGAAAGGACTGGTACATCATATGTTCCGTAACGAGATTCATGTGAGAGGTGACGTAGAATATGTTCCCGGTGAACCTGTACATCTATGGGTAGACCCCGGATATTCACAGGTAACCAAATCGGCATACGCCGTACAGGCGATACAAATTATAGATCAGCAGGTACGGGTATTCGATGAAGTCTTTGAAAGAGAGATGACCACAGAGGATATCATAGAAATCTGTTCGACCAGACCTTGGTGGCGGGATGTGCAGTATGGAGTGATCGATATAGCAGCGAAGAACCTCGGAGAGACCAGACCCTACGATGTATGGCTGCAAAAAGGTGGCGTTCACATGATGACAGAGAAAGTCGGAATTATGGACGGCATAGAAAGATTTAATACGTTTTTAAAACCAGACCCCGTAAATAACATGCCGAAAATGCTTTTCAGCCCACGGGCAAAAGGTGTATTATCAGAATTAGGCGGTGGCCCAAATCCATTTGACGGACAGGTTCACGTGTATAAATGGGCAACCGACAGAGAAGGAAACGTCGTGGGAAGAACCCCCCGTGACGCTTTCAATCACGGCATAAAAGCTATAACATATGGATTAGTACATAATTACGGATACTCCCGCAGCGAGGCTGCGAAGAGAGTTATCTCGATAAAAAGGTGGTAAAAATTGGCAGACGCACCTGATATGCTAGAACAAATAAGAGAAATCTGGGATTCACCCGGATTTAACACCCGCAGGACAAGGATGGAAGATGACTACTCACTTTACAGACTTAACTCCTTCAAGGTGCCCGAAGGATATCAGTCGTATACTTCAAACGCCCCAAAGATATTTGCAGATAAAATAGTCTCCTTCCTCGCCGAGTCGAATCGGATTGTGAGGGTGGCTCAGGGGATGAGCGAAGAACAAAGACAAAGCGAGTCAGCCAAAGAGAAATGGTTCATAGGATGTATGAATCTCGCAGACGAAAGACTCAGAAAGCAAGGACACCCGTCAGTAAAAGAACAACTTGCGTTTTTCACTGTGCTCAGAGGATGGTACTGCGGACGGGCCGTACTGAATAAAAATCCCGACGGAAGCACTTATGTAGACGTCACACCTTACGACCCACTAAGATTTGTATACGAAGCAGACGACGACGGCTTGATATGGGGAGCCTACCTCACAAGAAGGTCACGCCGAGCGATAAAAAGCCTGTATGGTATAGAAATCGTACCGGATAACCCACATGAAGACGAAAATCGAGGCATAGATGTATGGGATTATTACGACCGGAAGGATAACGCTATCATTATAGACAGCGCCGGAGGTAAATATGCCAAACGACCGGAGGCTCACAACGTCGTAACGGAAGATGGCATGCCTTGTGTACCCCTGTTTTACGGAACAGTAGGTGCAGCACCGACAATTCAGACAATTAATTCGGGTGACGACACCCAAAAAGACACCGGAGAAAGTGTATTTTCCGCAAATCGTGAACTTTATGACGAATATAACTTTGCGATGAGCGCAATGAAGACACTTGTCAGACGTGCAGTCAAGCACCCGTACAAAGTTATGTCACCTGATGGTACAGTCACACTCGATTCAGACCCGTGGAAAGACGGAAGTGAGATTCCTCTACCCGCAGGTACAGATATACAGCTACTTGACGAGGTAAAGATGCCGATTGCATCGGACGCCTTCGTCGGATTGCTTTCAAGCGAACTCCAAAGAGGCTCACTCTCCAACGTAACCTATGGTGAACTGCCGTTTGCGATCTCAGGATACGCAGCCAGAATTTTACAGGCAGGAAACGAACACCAGATACTCCCTAGGGTAGACGCATTGAATAAAGCCTACACCCAGATAGGAGAAATGCTGGTTGGTCAGTACCTCACGGGCGGGTTTGAGAACATGCAGGTCAGAGGTAGACACAATGACCTACGGGTGTACTTCAACGAAGAGATTTCCCCAGACACAATCAGGGATATCGGCCCGTTGGATGTAACCCATACACCAAACTTACCTGAAGACGACCCTCAACGTGTAACGATGGCTCAAATGATGAGAGAAGGGCCACAGCCACTTGCACCAGACGAGTGGATATGGGAAAATGTACTTAATATACAGGATGTAGACCAATTCCGTAGAAGAATTGAAGCACAGCAAGGCCGAGTTCTCGACCCGAAGGCTGCGATGACCTCAATAATCGAGGCTTTGATAGCGACTGGTGATCAGGACAAGGCACTTATTTACGTAGATATGCTAAGAAAACTTTTGAAACAGGAGAAACAGCAGGAAACTGTACAGGATGTAGAATATTCCCGTCTCATGGGTCAAACACTTGGCGTTCAGATGCCGGGAGGGCAACCTCAGGCACCTCAAGGGGCACCACCTCCACCTCAGGGTGAAGGCACAGGTATATTAAACACTCCGGGAGGAGTAGCATCTTCGGCGGCGATGGGATTTCCACCGCAGCCACCCGGGCCGGAAGTGGTAGCAGGGGCACAACAACCTAGAAACAGAGGAACAATTTAATGGCTACTAATAATTTTAGATACGTTAGAGTTTTTGACGGAACAAATTATAGATATATTTTATTACAGGGTACTTTACAGCAAATAAACCAAGATATAGACCGAATCAATGTCTCTGACGAATGGACAGTAGATACGGCGTTCCCACCATCTTCGGTCAACAGAAATACAGCGCATCAGAATATGATAAATTCGTTGAGTCAAGATTCTACTATAATGGCCGACCCTCTTCACCCAAAAATAATAACTTTGCCGGGGTATCAAGTTGGTCAAGACATACCGGAAGACCCCGGAACCGCCTTTGCTCAACTACCAAATTTTAGTGAGACACAAAATTTTGGCGGATTAAATACACTAAATTTAACTCCTTCGATTGTAAATGAAGGAGTGGCAGATAATGCCGCAGATCAGGCAGCCGCGGCCGCAGCCGCAGCGCTACCTGAAAATTATCGAGCAAGATTTATAGAAGGGGGGGAAGTAGGGGAACCCGGCGCAGACGCACCGGGCTACGATAGAGATGTAGCAGCAGGGTTCCAAAGATATATGACTGACCTTTTTGGCGGAAGAGGGATAGCACCTACCTCAAGATTAGGAGGTATTGCACAACAAGGGTTTGATACGTTACGAAATCTTTATGATGTACAAGCTCGTGTTACACAGAACCCACTGTTTGAAACTGGAGGTGGCGTGGGAAGTTTTGTAGATTTTCTTAATCAACGAACAGGAACTGGCTTAGGGGCTGGAGCAGCTCTTGGGCAAGCGTTAGGAAACGCAGCCTCGCTGATGAGAGATTACGGAACTGGAGGAATTGTTCCCGGAACGGCAGGATATGGACTGGTTGAACCTTATCTAAACCCAGAGGGTCTAGAGGGTGCAAGAAGAACAACTAATGCGTTAAGTGCACTTATATCACAACTTAGGATGCCGGGTAATTTAGCTAATATTGCGATGCAAGGTATAGACCCGATGGCATTAATGGCAAGGTATCAAGCTACCCCTGAAGCAACAGGAACACGTAGCTTTTTGGAATATGCCGCAAACCAACTAGGACTTGGAGGATTCCTACAGCCAACTATGGGTGAGGATGCTAGATTAAGGTTATATCGTGGCGGTACACCGAACTGGGCAGTTGCTCCACTTGAGCCAGCAGTAGGTGGCGGATAGAAAATGGCAGAGTTTTTTGAAAACCCATGGATGAAGTATCTGGAAGATTTACCCAGAGCACCTTTTTATGCGATGGCTCAACCTTTTACGCAGACAACCGGCGGTAGAAGACAGGCAGAAAGTGTATTTAATGACGCCCTGAACGAATATTATGGAGCGGTAGGAAATCAGATTTTATCTGGGCAGACACCTTCTATGACATTTACTTCGTTCTTACAGGGAACTGATACCGGAAATGAGTTTCCTTTTGCTCAGAGATTCGCAGAACGCCGTAGACAATTTGGAGATACAACTAGATTCGTACCTAGAACACGAAGTATATTTTATTAGGAGTCTATTATGGTAATGCCTCGTGATGGTTTTGCTAGTTGGTTAAGTAGACAACCGACTCCGGCGTATAATATTCGTCCTACAAATGCCCCAACTAATCGCAGAGATTTACAGGGTATAAGAGGTATGATGCAACAGCCATCTTTATCTCAACCGCAATTAACCTTGCCGACTCCTTCTGTCTTACCGCAAACTCCAACGGGAGCAATCGGACAAGGGACAAACCTCTCATGGTATAGACCCTTCAGGCGAGGAACTCCACAACCTATGCCCCCAACCCCTATGCCTGTAGAAGAACCTCCTCCTCCTCCTGACCCTGATGCGTATTCATTATTAAATAATCAATTAGTCTCTGAAGGAAAATTTCAGTATTTACCTAAAAAAATTGTTACCGGAGGATGGGATGACACAAGACAGGAGGTACAAACTATTGACAATCCATTAGGTACAGATTTAGGCCCGTTAGATAGGAACCATTACGACACATTTAAAACATACGATACAGGGCAAAAAAGTGGCTTCGGAGTAGGGGATCAAAAATCCCTTGCGATGGAACAGATGTTCGGAGACCCTGCCCTTGCAGATGAAATAGCAAAAGAGTCGCAAGCAAGAAGAATTGAACAGGGCCTTGCCCCAACTGTATATTTTGAAGACGGCGTGAAATTTATGGCCTTTATGAACCTTATGAATAATAAACGGAATCATCAGAAGGTAAAACAGACAGTTGCTTCTCAAAAGGCTTTAAGAACAATGGGAGAAGCGTTGACCGCAACACCTCTTCCTGAAGAGATAAAGATTGATCTCTCAAGAGCTGGAGGGCCAACACTGGAAGTTGGAGGTGAAGGTACAGGTATAGATGACGCTATATACGGATGGACTCAAAGAAACCTGACTGCACTTGATATTGGTTTAGCCATAACTACGGCGGCAGTTGGATACACCACAGGAGGTGCAGGCATCTCTGGTGTGGCTCCCGCTTGGGCTTGGAGACAGGGATTAAGAACTGCTGCAAAATGGGGTAGCAAGGAACTGTTAACCGGTATGGCAGTAAACTCTTACTTTCATGACGGATTAGCAGAAGCGATAGAATCGAAGTATGAATTAGGTGCTGTTGGAGGAGCGGTGACAATGGCTGCTACAAAAGGAAGAAGCGCATATACAAGAGGTCTTTTAGGAGCTGGTGTAGCTTCGGCTGGTTACGCGCTTGGAAGTCTAGCGGATGCAAAAGGTCAGGACTGGACTGGTGATGTCGCAGGAAGTTTGCTTGCAGGTATAGGTACATGGAAATATAGCGGAAACGCCGGAACTCTTGCTCATAACATGGCACATACAGGAAGTATTCCTAAGGGTTTCAGGTCAACTTTTCAGAGTAAAAATGCCCCTTTGATGAGCTCAGAGATCGCTAAAGCAAAAGAAGGGTATAGGTCGATAGCTGATTCCGCAGATAAATTAGAACTACAATTAAAAAATATGTCGCCGGAGCAGGCAAAAGAAGCAAGGAAAACAATAAAAGATTATAGAAAGATAGCAAAAGAATATAAGAATATCGACTCTGGATTTACTTACGGACAGTTGTCTGACCTTGAAAAGAAAGCGACTGACGAAATGAGAGAGGCTTTATCTGCTCGGTTATTGGAATTTGCCGATGTCTCGGAGGTAAGAAGTAGCACTGCATGGGCCTTTAATACACTAGCCCAGATATACCGATCAGACCCAGAGAAAATGGCTAAACTTGCTACGAGAGAAGCAGATGCCACAAAACCAAGTATCTGGGATATTAGCGGAATACCGAAAGAACCAAGGGGTAACAGAGAGAAGTGGATGGACTTATACGATCTTCCTAAAACAGACCGAGAATCTCTTGAAGCACTTCACCCACGAGACGTAAATGGTAACCTTGTACCCCCAAGACTTTCTGATGCAGCGACAAATATTAACGACTCTGTTGCAAATGCCAGACATGTAAAGGAATCTATGGGACGGGCAAACTCTGTGGCAGGACGTACCAAGATAAGTGATAACGGAAGAATAGTAGACCCCGACTTTGAAGATGTACATTCTGCTGCTTTTGATCGATTGAAGAATCGGAAGACTCCGGTGACGGAGCAGATATTTAGACCTGAAAGCCCTGTAGATGAAGTTATCGCAGACCAAGCAGCTAGAACAATTAAAATAAGAAACCATATAGATATAGCAAGGGTTGCGTTTCAAATGTTCGGTGCAAATATGAAGACCGCCAAAGCCGTTGCAAGAATAGTGCATGATATAGACGATTGGCTTGGAGGAACAGTTAACCTCTCAAGTGATGATTATTTGCAATCAAGGATTAAAGGTGCTATTGAAGCGGTTTCCCGACCGGGAACACGCACATTAGATGATTGGGAAATAGACAGTATGGTGGTAGAAGAGATAAAAAGGGACTGGCCGGGTTTGATAAAAGAGGTAGACCCAGCACGTGGGATAACCTTAGAAGTAGCTCAGGCCTCGGCGAGGAAGGCTCTAGCCAGTAGGCGGGGGCAGAAAATAAAGCAAAGGATTATAAATGAAGGCAAGGCTAAACGGGACTACGAAGAAAGGGCTATAGAAGTTTCTGAGGTTATCGACGGAAAGGCTACAGGAAAAGTATTAAAGTTAACTGATTATTCTGATAAATCCACAGGAGTAATGGCGTGGGTTGACAGGATGGACGACGCCGCTAGAATTATATATGTATTAAAAGAGGCAGACCCTAAGACTTTGGTTCACGAGTTAGGTCATGCGTGGGAAAAAACTATAAAGGTTGCGGCCAGAGGAGACAGAAGATATCGGAACGGAGATCAATATAACAAATTAAGGGCTCTCGAAGAAGATATGTACAACAGTATCCTTGCAGGCACTAACGAATCAAGGCTACAGGCCACAGTCGAAGAGATGGGGAACTGGAAGCCCGGCGCACCTTGGAATAACGCTATAAAGGAAGAGTTTGCCGAAAGAATTGGAGCGTCTCTCTCTAATATATTTAGGGCATTTGGTGATATTGATATATCTAGCGTAAAAACTCCCGAAGATTTATTAAGAGAAATCGAAAATGTTTCAGAACTTGATTCCCTTGTAGACTTTGCCTCTCGAGCAATTCTCGATACCCATGATTTAAAAACTATAAGCGACAGGATAAACCTTCACAAAAATGTTAGGGTAAGGCAACTGTTTACGGCTGCTATATTAAAGAGCAGAAATATCGCTAAAACAAAAGACTTTTATGAACTCGAAGAAAGTTTGGATGACGCTGTAGAAGGAACCAATATGGCTCCTCTCTTTGGTGAAGGGATGCCGGATAGCGTACAGGCCAGAAGGGTTTTTAAACTTCCTGAAGAAAACCCAAAGATAAAAAACTATACCGGTAAAGGGACAGGAGATATTAATTACGAAGAAATAGATTATGTTATTGACCTTTCTGATCTAAAGAATAAGGTCAATAATAGGGCGATAGAAGACTACGGCGAAGTATCACGAGGTAGTGGAGTTATCAAAGCAGCAGAATATATTCGCATTAGAAAAAAAAGTTTGCGGCAGATACTAAGACATAGGTTTGTTGAGTATCTCGAGTACCGAGAACAACATTGGAAGAAAAAACCAACGGCGGCGGATTGGAAAAGGGCAGAGCGAGAGATAGAAAAAATAATAGATGATCTAGATTTGAAAGAGCCTGACGATTATCTAGCCGGTGATTATCCGTCTGCCGGATACCATGCAACCGACATTACGTTCGACTGGTCTAAAAAAGACGGAAGTGTAAAAGGGCATATAGACATTAGCGTGACTGAAGATGGGATTATAGACGTACCTCTGATTGAGATAACTGGCGGATGGCTTTTTCCTGCGGAAATTAACCAATCGGATTTGATAATAAAAAATCAGCTTAAGTCTTTTTACAGGTACCATGCTTGGGATAATAAAAAGGGCACCTTTGTAAGATCAACGGATAATGCGGTTTTAGCAAACGACCAGTGGCTGGCGGATATAACAGCTCAACTACAATTAATGTTTCCTCATATGAGATATATGTTCGGTAGCAGAGCGTCAGGTGCAAAAGCCGCAGGTGCTACAGCCGGTACAAAAGTAGCACAAAGGTACGATTTTCGTGACTTAACAAACTTAGATGATAAAAAAATATTTGGTAGAACAGATGAAGCAAAAAAACTTTTACATATAAAAGCAAATGCTAATTTCGATCGCCTTCAAGAATCCTTTGCTGATTATGTTGACGATTATGTGGGCACACCAAGAAAGAAACTCCCTAAAGATTACAGTAATTTTCCTGATACTGTTCAGCTAATTGAAGTTCTTGAAGGAAGTACCCTCATCAGATGGAATAAAAACAAAGGCCCAATAGAAGCGTTAACAAATAACGAGCAGAGAGCATTAGAAAGAAAAGTTCTTGAGCCTCGAAGCGCAGAGGATCGGGCGCTCGACAGGGAGATGATAAGGGCTTCGGCGGATCAAGTAGGCAGAGATGTAAATAGGTTAGCAGATGAAAATACACGCCTGCGAGATTTAATGGATGCTTTAGAAGATAGCATTTCCGATACTCCCCCTACAGGACAACAACTCTCTGCGGCAGGATTATCTCCAGCAGATGTAGACCCGGTGGTTTTACGCTCACAAATAGATCAGGGTAGAGAATTTGCAGATCAATTTCATAGATTTATAAATGTCTGGAGCGCTGGATACCGATTCGACAATATGTTGTTTAATAGTTTAGGTAGTGCAAGAGATCGCTTTAGGGTAAGATCAATGATAGACGAAATCAAACGGGCAGAAGCCGCTTTGTCACCCGATATGAAAGGCCAGATGAGCAATCATATGGATATTATAAAATCTATAGACAACGAACTTTTGAAATTGGACAGGGAAAGGATAAATGATATCCCTACACATACCCCCCGGGTAGGCATTTACAGAGGTCAAGAAACAGTAGACTTTGACTTAATGGAGGGCAAAAATTTCCCATACGCCGAGTGGCAAAGGAGTATTGTGTCGGGAGAAGACCCTAGGCGACTTGATTTTCCTATAACAGAGAAACTACAAGCACAGATGGGGAACTTAGATGACCCTGACGGCGGATGGCAAGCCAGAATAAGAGGAAACGACGAGTCTGTCGGAAGTATTGTTAATGATACACCCGGAGAAAACGCCGCAAAAGTCGTAGTGGTAGAGCCCGCCGACGAGAAAAATATATTGGAAATTCCTCCGATAGGGTGGGGATTACCCAGAAGCCTTAGAGAAAAGAAAGCCGCATATAGATTTCTGGTAGGGTTTGTTCCCAAAAAACTAGGCACTAAAAAACTAAAAATAAGTCAAGAGTTAGAAGAAAGTGAAGATGTATATGATAGTGAATTATTTGCGTCGATTATAAATCCTCTTGTTGACATGATACAGCAGGGAATGGAGAGGTCTAATAGTGTAGCTTCATCAGTTACCAGTGTGATTGACGCGAAAATAAGCGATGCCTTTAAGATTAAAGGTTTTAGAGGTATGGAAAGGGACGATATCTTAATGACAAAGGACGGCAGGATACCTTTCTTGGCAGGAGTCGATATACCAAGCGCGCCTACTGTACAGGATGTTGCCGCAAGGTGGCCTATCTATAGAGACTCAGGACTACTTTCCGACGATATGATTGAGGCATTTGAGACATTAAGAAAATTACTCCAACCTTATGACACGCTTTTAAGAAACGGAAAACATATAAACCTTGAAAGAGATAGATTTAGACCCGATATACTTTTGAGTGACGACCCTTCTAATAGCGGATTTTATGTTCCTAGAGGTTCTGCACAGCAATCAGCAGATGATTTCAATGCCTTTGATGCAGGAAAGGGAACGAAATTTGAAACAACAAGATTCGGAGCGACAACAAAGATTGGCGCATTGAACAAGGCTACCTTTGATTCTATGGCTGAAGCACTTGATGCAGGATACGAGTATGTTCCGTTAATCCAAGCAATATCTTCATATATCAAAGGAGCAAGAAGACTTGGTTATCAGGATTATTTCACCAGAGTCATTTTGAAAATGAAAGAGGTAGACGGAGATACCCCTTTATGGTATTCACCTAAACGTCTTATCGCTCTGCCTCAAGAAAAAAATAAGTATTCTCACCCTGAACTTTCAAAATACGTCTTTGGAGAGGATGCAAAAAGGGATATTGAGAATATCGAAATTCATTTATATGAAAATAATGATACGGCCCGAGCAAAAAAACTTACCCTATATACAAAAGATGACGACTATACAAAGATGGGAGACCTTGCTGACGAATTAGAAGAGATAGCACAGAACGGAAAGCTAACGGAAGAACTAAAAGGTACAGCAGGTAGGATAGCGGCTAGTCTTAATAAAAAAATAGGCCAGATAGATGAACTAAAAAATAACCCTAGGTATCGTAACGATCTAAACAAGAAGGCCATAACTGTTTACAATAACGCTTTGAACGATGTACATAGAGCGGCAGGTGAGATGAGTCTGGCAGAATTTACAGGGATGACGGGAATAAACCTCCGTGGTAAATATCTTCCTCACTATCTAAGAGCGATAATGGAACACGCTTTTCCTAGGCCTCCTGAACCTTCCTTACCATTACGTGGGCCGGGAGGTGTCCTTGAAAAGGCTCGCTTTGCAAAGGTGGATGTTAGTAAAGGTGCAGGGGGACAAGCAGTATCAGATGCATCTGTAATAGCAAAATACTACGCAGGGCAAAGTAAGCAGTATTTAAAAATATGGACGATGAATAATAGGTTATATTCAACAATAGGTGCTACATGGGATAACTCTTCAATAGGAATAAATCTTATGTTCAGATTATTAGTAGATATAAAAAACAGTGGTTTTGGAACTAAGGGTTCTTATGACGCAGCAAAGGTAATAAGCGGTAAAATGACTCCGGCAGAACTTCAGCGAATGTACCCAAGTCTTGCAGCGCTCAAGGCAAATGTTATGATATTAAATCCACTACAGTATCCTGACCACGCAAGGCTTGTAAACGGAAGGCTTATGGCCCACTTTAATGAACTCGCAATCGCCAGAGGGATGCCGACGGCTGAAGATTGGGCGCAAGTCGGGCTTCGTATGCGTGGCACACAACACGAATACTCTCTAAGTTTTTTTGATAAGCTGCCGGTTTTCCGAAGAGCAGGGATGTTATTTGGTTATACCGGAGATCAGGCTAGACTTGCGATTGCAGATAGTGAATTAGAACACCATCTTAGAACTACAGGAAAAACTCTTCAACAGGCAAAAGCCGATGGCTCTATGGAATCGATCGCAAAACATGCTAACAGGTCAATGGGGTTCTCTCCTCAAAGTGGTACATACGACATAGGAGAACTACTTTTATTTGCACCAAACTTTTTCAGAGCTAGATTTGAAATGATCTATGGTGCCCTTAGGGCTAGTGTTCCTATCGGAAGAAGGTCGCTAGACCAAAAACTGGCGAGAAGAGATATGGCAAAGTTTCTCGGTTCAGCACTTGTCCTGACTGTTGCAATTAATGAAGCACTTGGAAACGATACAGACTTAAACCCTGTGATTGTAAAAAAATCTTATAGAGGTTTCCCTAGAAAACCTGATGTACAGTGGAACCCTAACTTTTTACGAATCCGTTACGGAGATCGAGATTATAGTTTACTAGGTGCATATGATTCTATGTTTAGAATGATTTTAACGGCAGGGCAAGGTGATGTCACTACATTCAATAGTGTTCTTGGAGGAAGTCCTAGGGCTGTTATTGACCTAATTACGCAGAGTAACTTCTTTGGAAAGCCACTTGAAGACTTAAGTGATAATCTGGAGGATACCGGTTATGATTGGCTTGCTGATACTTTAGCATATATCTGGGAAGGTTACAAACCTTGGGCCGCTACTGAAATGACAAAGATGGCTGTTGGGGATTTTAGAGAAGAGGTAACTAATAAGAATTGGCATGCGGCTGCTATAGATGCTTCACAAATAGGTGGCGAAGCATTTGGCCCGAAGTCCGCAGAGATAAGTTTCGGAGATATAAAGCAGGACGTTACCGAATCCGAATATCAGGACGGAAGAGTTTCTGCTAAATTTTACAGTTCACTTGAACCTCACGAACGAACATATATAACTGACCTTGTAAATAAACAGAATCCCGATCTATACAAAGACCTACCACAGAAACTAGATCAACCTAGTATATATATGGCGAAGAGCAGAGAACTGAATGAGATATTCAAAGAGACTGAACGTGATATATTTGATGCGTTTGAAACGGCAACAGGCCCTATCGCCTTAAGAGAAGGAAGAAAACTAACAGCAAAGGAAGCCCGCTCAAAGTGGTGGAACGCATATATGGATATACAACAGGCAAAAATCGGTGTGAAATTTGCGTTGGATAGAGTGCAGTTCGATCAAGATATTGAAGGCAAGGGAACCGAAGAAGAGAAAAAGGCGTTGCGAAAGTTTTATGATATCGGAGATAGAGAAGATATTTCCCTGAAAGGGGAAGTAGGGATTGAATTTAATTCGGACTTGTATATGTTTTATGTAACTAGCCTTCTGGAATCAGAACTTACCCCTGACCTAAGAGAATATGTTGTAAGAAATATAAAGATGAAATCCAATTATCCAGACGAGTGGAACAAGTTATTTAGAGAATCTAATAGAACAAGAGAGATACTAGACCCTTTCACTAAAAACAGAAATGCAACCATATATACATCTTATGGATTACAGATGGAAATGCAAAAAGCTAGAGAAAAGTTCCAGTCTAAACATTCACCTAAACCTTCCAAATTCTTAGAGGGAGGTATACTCGAACCTCAACTAGAGAATATAGGTGCAGGTATAAAAGGACTTGCCGAAAGTTTAAAATAATATTATCATTAGAGGGTAACCTTCAGGAGCACATGTATACGGATACGTGCACTTTTGAACACATGAGGAACTGGTAATGACTACAGAACAAACCCCTTTTCAGCCTACAGGTAGTGGAATTTCCGACATTCAGACAGAGGAACCAGCCATAGAGACACCGGTACAACCGGAGTTAACTAGCACGGAACCAACACCGAATACAGGGAGCGCCCAACAACCAACAACTGACGGAGCGGTTTCGGAAACAGGTAATCAAACTGATCAGCGAACGTACACGGAAGACGAATGGCGTAAATTTCAATCTTCAACCGACAAAAGAATTGCCGAGCTGGAGACACAGAATAAAAATTTACAAGAGCAGTCTACTAAGATGAGAGACGAGTATAGTACCGCAACTCTGGATGCAGAAGTGCAGCAACTTACTCAAAATTTAACTCAGCAGTATATACAGCAACAGGGAATGGACGAACAACTTGCCGTTCAAATGGCACATAGGGACGCCAACAACCTGAAGCAACAGTATTTACAGCAGAGGGAAAACTCTAATCTTCAGGACACAATTTCAAAACAACAGGAACAGCTAGGAACAAGAGTAAAGATGGCAAGGGCGTATGAACTTTCCGTTGAACATAAGGTTCCTATCGACAGCCTGATGGCATTTGATAAACCTGAACAGATGGAGGCTCATGCCAAAACTCTTTCGGAAATGAATCGTTTGAAAGGTCAGTTGCAGGGAAATACTCCTGCACAGAATTACACGTCCAGCACACCTCAACCAGATGTTGCTCCGACAGATGCGGAAGCAATATTAGACCGCTATAACCAAGGCGATCAAGGTGTATCAACCGAGATGGCCCGTGAGGCGGCATCGAAATTAGGTTTTGAGTTGTAAAGGATAAGCCAAAATGGCACAAACACAAACTTCAACAACGGGGAACCTTCAGAGTATGTCACGTATCATGCTTACAAAAGCACGATACACTGAAGAACATAGTATGCCGGTGGTACAGCTTATAGATAGAATAACTCTATCTAATGGGCACTACCAAGTAGACATTCCGAAGGTTGCTCAGATGACTGCTTCTGATCTAGTTGATGGTGAAGACTTTATTGATTCAGAGGAAATCTCTCCTTCAATAGTTTCCGCCACAGCAGCAGAGGTTGGAATCAAAGTCATCGTAACAGATAGACTACTAAGACAGAACAACGAATCTGTCTTCTCAATCATAGGTCGCCAGATGGGTGACGCTATGGCAAGAAAAAAAGATACAGATGCAATAGCACTTTTCTCAGGGTTCAGCACTTCTTATGGACAAGACGGCGCTCTGTTTAATTTATCTAACATATCAGGTGTTATAGGTAATGCTAAAAAAGAAAAAATCGGAACAGATTTTATCGTGCATCACCCACTTGCAATATGGAAAATGACTAGCGCTGTAAACAACTTAGTTGGAACATATAGTCTTCCTGATGCTTTTAATAAGCCACCTGTAAAAGAGTATTGGACAGGGATAAAATTATCTCAGGTTCCTATTTTTGAAGATGGTAACATCGAAAAGTCTGTGGGTGATAACGCAGGCTATGGTGTAATTGCTAGTAGAGATGCTATGGGATATCTTGTAGCGTCAGGTAAATCAGAACGTAGACAGCGAGATGAATCTCTTCGGGCAACTGAAGTGGTGATTGTCGAGGAATACGGAATGTTTGAAGCTGACGACAGCAGAGGGGCGGCGTTATTGTACGATTTCCCTGATGCAACAGCAAATGCTACATCATAATTAGGAGTTAGTATATGGTATCGTCAAATCCACAAAAGATTTCACAAACTTTACAGCCTCTTGTTAAGGCTCAGGGTTATAATCTCGAAACAATCGATTTTAAAAACTCGCCTAGAGGTAGTTTATGGAGAAAATCTGGAGAGGAATGGATAGAAGTAAAAAATCTTCCACTTGACCCGTACCATCTACAACGCTATTTATTACGGGGGTTTAGATTACATGCGCCTCAGGCAAAACCTGATTCGCAACAGTTATCTTTTCTCTCCGTGAACGAAGAAGCAATGATTGAAGGGGACGACAGTTCTAAGAAACAGACTCCCCTTCGGTCTGATACAATAAAAAAATCCGGAAAGTAATGTAACGATTGACCGAGTTACTTTTTGGTTAATATATATATCGGTTGGTCGCAGGGGGTAAACCCTGTAATTATTAACCTTTAAGGAGGTTTATTATGGCATTTCCGAATACAATTTACGGAAGACCCGGATGGGAAAAAAAACAAACTTCTAGTCAGAAGCATAAGATTGGTACACGTATGTCTTTTGAAGATGGCAGAGCATTTAGGTATGTTGAGGTAGGGGCAGCCGATATTGCTGCTGGTGCAGTAGTGCAGGCTCCTGCTGCCGTTGCCCATCACGATGTTGATTTAGCAATTACTACCGCAGCTTCAGATGTTACTTCAGTAACAGTAACTCTTGAGGGTACAGCGGCAACTGCTGATCAGTATAAAGACGGATATCTTTTTATAAATGATGGTACGACTGGAGAAGGACATGTCTATAGGATTAAGTCCAATGCAGCAGGAAATTCTAGTAGTACTTGTGTAATTACCCTTGAAGAAGATGACCCAACTGTCACTGCATTAACTAATGGTACACACCTTGCTGGACTTGTAGTTAATCCATATAGTAATGTGATTATTTCTCCTACTACAGTATCGAACGTAGCTATTGGTGTTGCTCCACGTCTATTAACAACTAATTATTATGGATGGATTCAGACATGGGGGCCTGCCGCAGTATTAGCAAATGCTGCTGGTGTTATAGGTCAACACGTAAGAGTTGGAGGAGCGTCCACAGCCGGTGGAACTGAAGATATGGATTTTGATGGGAGCAATGAAAACGAGCAACTTCTTGGTGTTCAAATGCAAATTGCACCTACATCTGCTGGTGACTATGGACTTATTTACCTACAAATTACACCATAAGTGAATAAGAAGAAACAAACAAAGTGGCTCTCACCGAAAGCCGATGAAAAAAGTATTTCAAACTTTGCTAACCCTTCTGAAGAAACTTTTACTGTCGGGGAAAGGGAGCAACCGGTATATATTCCGGGAGCTTCCCGCCTCGATGGTGGTCAATTAGATGAGATACTCCATGACCAAACTGAAAAGGCAGATGCTGAAGCGAAAAGTACAACAGTTCATACTCCATCAACTAAATCAGATAGAGAAAGATTAGCTGAAATTAATAAAGACATAAAGTCTTGGAGAAACGAAAAGGAACGCAGAGGTACGAAAAGAAAATTTTATGGCGGTTTTGGATAGAGCCTTATATAAGGTTTTATTATGGCAGTTGTTCAATCAAGAACTAGAGAACAAATACGACGCACTATAGCGTCAAACTTAGATCAGTTACCTTCGGGTTCTGCTAACGGAAGTGGTAGCACTACAACTTTAATAGATACTACATTACTTGGAGGCGACGATCACTATAACGGATGGTGGATTGTATTCACATCCGGAACTAATGATGGAAGTATCAGAAGGATTAGTGATTACACGGCTTCGACTGGTACTCTAACGTGGGTAACAGCAGTAGCCGCAGGTACTTCCGCAACCCATACATACGAACTCTGGGAACCTCACTTTGCACCTGAGAGAATACACGATTTTATTAATGACGCAATTATTCAGCGTACCGCAAGAGGTCTAGTACCTGATGATACCGATACTACAGGCGATGTACCTGTAGGATACAGGGGCCAAACTGAGTACACCTTACCGACAGATATGGTAGGAGTGTCTCGTGTGATGTATAGACATGGTGCAGACCAAAAGCAATTAGATGATTTAAATTCTTCTACCTATGCAACAAAAGATAGCGATGTAACGATAAGCACTACATCAGAGATGACTAGATTTACTAGTAATTCTATAAAGTTAGTGGTCGCTGGAACTGTAAGTGGCGGAGATATATTATTTACAAGAACTATTACATCTGCGGATATTTCTAGGTTTACACATGTAGAGTTTTGGATATGGGTAGAGGCTACAGTAATTGCCTCAGATTTAAAATTATTATTAAAAGATTCTAGTACCACTGTAGATACCATACCTCTACCTGCACTATCCGCTAGAACATGGACATACTGTAGATTAGCATTGACAAATCCTGAAGACGATACTGCAATCGTTGGAGTAGGACTAGAGTATGATGCTAACGCAAAAGCCAATACTATATTAATGAACAAACTAATAGCTGATCGTGAAGACTATGGGAGGTGGTCTGCTCTTAACCAAGACTCATGGTATCTACGTAGGGAAGAGAGACAGCTTGTACTGTTTGAAGATGCACTATCTTCGGTAAACGGAAAACTTATAAGGTTTGAGGGATATAAAAAACCATCTCTGTTATCTTCAGACTCTTCTACGTCAGAGATAAACGCAGACCTTATTTCATCTAGAGCAACCGCAAGAGCGCTTATGTCTCTATCCAGAGGTAACGTAACAGACCCTGACGACAGAAGGCAGAACGCCTCATGGTGGGAAGCAATGGCGTCTAGAAGTGAACTATCTCAACCGATACTTAGACAGGGTACGAGGCTTGTAGACTAATGGCAGTTGTAGTAGACAGTAATGAAATTTTACTAAACAGTGTATACTATAAAACCATTGGCCCCCCAAGACGGGCGCTTGTGTCTATACAGGCCCCTAGATTTACTATAGGTGACACTCAACGTGGGGCTGACCCTCGTGCGTCTATACTTACACAGAACGATTTTCGTGGAGGAATAGGTTGGAACAGAGGACTTGATGCAGGCTCTATCGACAGGTGTTGGTTTTCAAATTGCCAGCTTAGGTTCAAGGAGCATGTGGTATTAGGAAGAAAAACTAATGCAACCGCCACAACCGACGCTTCAGGTGACGCTATAGGTGGGATAGTGAACGCTATAACTATTTTTGGAAATGAAGTTTACGCAGTCTTTGGTAATGATATACATAAATATAATGACGCTGGAGATTTCTGGAGTGAGAGGATAGATGTTCTTGATGGGACTCCTACCGACAGTATAGTGTTCAGAAACTCTACAGATACCTACCTTATATGGGCATGTGATGCTGAAGGGTATGCACATACTGTGGACGGAAGTACTATTACAGACAGAACAGAGTCGGCTTCTGCCAACAATATAGTAAAGTATTTTACTGTTTTTCATGGCGCTCTTTGGGGTATAGATTCCAATGGGGTTCTAAAAACGTGGGCTTCAGGTGTTACTGCGGCACCTACCCATAAGGCTCAACTTCCCTTACCGGACAATTATGTAACAGCCTTGATGGTATATCGAGATGCAGCAGGTAATCCCGCCATTTATGCTGCAACTAAAGTGGGGCTCTTTGTATACGACGACACCAATAATCGTTGGGAAATGACTGAACTACAACTTCCCTTCCATGAGGAAGCTGGAGCAGGTGCAATCGTATGGAGAGACGCCCTATATTTTCCTGCGGGTAACGCAATATATAAATATCAGACAGGTTCCAATACTGCGGTTCTAAGTCTGATTGGTTTCGACAGAGATCACGGACTACCAAGTACGTATTCAGGTGCAATAAAAAAACTGATAGGTACACATAACGACATACTGGCAATTACAGATGCAGCTTCAGGTGAAGACCCCGAGTATACTTTGTTTGCAACAGGTAGACAGGAAGGGGGATTTGGTGGAGGTTCTACAGTAATTAGCGGTGCAGGACAATCTACTATACTGGGATATAACGATATTGCATGGGAAGTAAAATGGTCTGCTGGTGACAGTGCAGGTACAGGTGAGATAGCGGTAGGTACATCCTACTCTGATTATCGTCTGTGGTGGGGAGTTGGTTCCACTGTGTACTATATGAAACTTGCTTCGGACATTATCAACCCTTCACAAATTGCTGGGTTTGAGTACACAAGTTCAGGAACTATGGAGACCCCATGGTTTGACGGAGATGATGCGACAGGTGATAAATTAGGACTTACCTTCAGGGCCGTAACAAGTGACTGTACTTCTAACCAAACTATTCAGGTAGAATATGCTACGAATTTTTCTGAATCGTATACCAGTATGGGTACTATAACAAGTAACGGAACTACTACATATAACTTCGGGTCTAGTGCTGGGGTAGCATTTAACTCTATAAAATTTAAGTTTACTTTGAGTACAAATAGTTCCACTGCAAGTCCTGACCTGAACCTTATCGAACTAAGGTGGCGTGAAAAGCTACCCGTCAAGTATGGTTGGACTGTCAATATAGACGCACAAAGAGGATACAAGGGCAAAAGCCCTAAGCAATTATTCGACGCCCTTAATACGGCAATAGAATCTAATACGCTTCTAGCGTTTACATACAGGAATAACGATACTAGTAGAACGTATTATGTTGATGCAGTCTCGGCTACAGGATTTGATATGACGGGCCTTGACGAACGAAACCAGTTACAACTACAGTTAGTGGAGCAATAATGACAACACAACAGATGGATAGATCGCAGTTACCTGTATGGTGGACTGGCTCTGTACCCGAATACATATGTTTTGCTACACTTATAAGACTAGGTAAAAAGCCTGATATAGATTTTACATACCAAAACCAGATGGCTGGCGGGAGATTACAGAAGGGTGGACGAGTAATCGACTTCCTCTTTTTAAATCCTCCAGACTTAGCGATAAACGTTCAAGGACAGTTTTATCATTACGAAAAAGGAGCGGCCGTGAGACAATCAGACGTACTGACTAGAGAGTTTCTGGCAACAGAAGGTATAAAACTAATCTTCATTGACGAAGATGACCTTATGACAAGTCCGGAAGCCGTCGTACGGGACGCTCTAAGATACATAGACAGATCAAGACTAGGAGGTCGAGCCTAATGCCTAACACATTAAAACTAGCAGGTCACGTATTTGATAATACAGGAGCGGCCGTAGCTGCAACAGTTCAGAGATACGAGGTTGGAACTACTACAACCTTTGGAAGCTCAACTACAGCAAGCGGAAGTACAGGTAAGTGGGCATTTACTGACGGCCAAAATGGTTACGATGTAAAGATAACCTATGGTACAAACGTCAGGTGGCTCAAGGGGTTAGACGAATTACAGGTTAGTGAACTTGCAATTATACAATCTACCGAAGGAGCGGCGGCAAACTTTTATATAGCCGCAGATCAGGCAGATGATGACGGAGATTCATGGAGAATTCAAGCGTCAGATGTGGCGTCAGGAGCAAATGGTACTCTTGCTATAGCTAACAACGAGAACGCTACCAACACCTTTGTCGATCAACTTACACTTACTGCTCATGCTACCCCAGCGAGTACAGTACTTACACTTACAGGACAATTAGTTGCAACGTCATTGGATATCAATGGTGCGGCTGATATCTCTGGGGACTTAACCTTATCCGCAGGAGGAGATGGTGCATTAGTGTTTGCTACAGCAGGCGAAAACTCTATTAAAATTCCCGATAATCAAGGTAGTGCTTTAATTATTGAAGAGGCTAACAACGCCTATATGACATTTGTTACTACAGACAGTTCGGAGGCTGTTAGTATAGCTAAGACCCTAACACTGAGTACAGTTGCAGCCGCAGGTACAGATACCGATAAGTTCTTGGTATTAGATAGTTCAGGTAATGTAGATTATAGGACAGGCACAGAGGTATTATCAGATATTGGAGCTGGTTCAGGTGACATGACTTCATTCCAATTAGAAGATGATGATGGTACTGAAGTAACAATATCCAACGCTAAAGAAGTAAAGTTTATTGGTTCAGGTATAACAACCAACTGGACTGATACAGACGCTGGAACTGATGGCGACCCTTATGATCTGACATTTACTGTAGACGCGGCACAGACAGGCATAACAAGCATAATACCTACCGCTACCGCTCATGATGCCGCAGGTACAGCAGTAACTATATCAGGAGGAGATACTACGGCAGGTACAACTAATAACATAGCTGGGGGAGCTCTTACATTACAAGGTGGGCAGGGTAAAGGTTCAGGTGCTGGTGGTGATATTATATTTCAAACTGCAAATGCTGGAGGTTCAGGAAGTTCATTAAATTCATTAGCTACCGCATTGACAATAAGTGACGATTTAAGTTCTACATTTGCTGATAATGTTTTATTAAATTCAGATGGTGCAGTTCTTTATATGGGGGCTGACAATGATTTTTCAATAACCCATGATGGAACAACTGGGGCAACGCTTGCAGGTAACCCTATTACTATTACGGCAGCTGGTGCGTCTACTTGGTCTACCAGTGCAGGTGCGTTAACAGTAAGTGGTAAAACAGGATTGAATCTACAAGAGGATGGAGCTACCATCATTGGTATCAGTAATTCCCGTGCGGTATCTACAACCAACACAGCTTCCATAGACCTAGACGCTTCAGGGGCAATACAAATAAACTCAACAGGTGGTGCATTAAGTGTGGGTAACGACAACGTAGATCAAGCTGTCAATATTGCTACCGCAGGAACAAGAACCTTGAACATAGGTATTGATGATGGTACAGATGTTACTACCATTAATGTTAAATCAGATTTAGTCCTTGCTGAGGCTCAGAGTGTAAATATTAGCACCCCTTTACTACCTACGACTGACCATACATATTCAGGCATTACTGCAACAATGTTAGCAGGTGGGGCAATAGGTGCTTTTGATGCAGTATGTATTCATAGCACTACCCAAGAAATAGTAAAGGCACAAGCAAATGCTGTTGGTACAGCTAGAGTTATTGGTATCGCTCCTGCGGCTATAAGCGATGAAGCATCAGGGACTGTTCTGCTTCAAGGTTTTATCCGTGATGATGATTGGAACTGGACTACAGGTGGTGCTATTTATTTAGATGCGGGTACAGCAGGTGATATGACTCAAACAGCACCAAGTTCTGATGGACAGTTTGTTGTGGTAATTGGAGTAGCTTTAGAACCTGATGTTATATATGTCAATCCAAGCCTAGATATTATTGAGCATGACTAATGGCTAACAACGTAAAAAAAGTCAACGGAATTGCTATTGCTGATATAAAAAATATCAATGGTATAACTGACGCTAATTTAAAAAAACTAAATGGTGAAGAATTTTCCGGAGAATCTTTTATAAGTGTAACCTCTCCTAGTGCAACAGTTACTGACGGAAACTA